CTTTTCTAACTCATTAAATCGGTAGTACAGTTGCCCAAAATCAGCACCACCGCCCAGAAGTGTACTGAATAGCTGTAGATCACGCGCTCCTGCTACATCACCAGCGCCTTGATCTGCTAGGGCGGCTCGACGCATCAGTTGCGTGTAGGCCAGTTGTCCGCGTCGTAGTTCCATCTTTGCTTTGTTCTTTGCTTCTAGTCGCGTTCTGGCCGCTTCATAGCGGGTGTTGTAGTCGATCATGCGCTGGTTGTAGTCATTGGCAAAAGCCTGGGCGATCTGCACGTTTGCGGGTGTGCCGACATTGATTGATGCGCCGGAAGCGCCTGCCCGTGCGCGAATGCTACCAATGCGTCGCTGACCGGCGATTTGTTCTTGCATCAGTAGCTCTGCACCACGGAACTCAATGGCTCTGGCGTTTTCAGCGCCTGTCTGCATGTACAAACCTGCTTGCTCGCGGGCAAAGGCTAGGTTTTCTGCAGCGCTGGCACGATATTCAGACGCCTGGGCGCGTAGATTGGTGACTTGTTGGGCGTTTGACTTGGCCTGCCCATACATATTGAGTAGAGTGCTGCCCGCTGTGATTGCCGCAAAAACTGCAAATGCGCTCATTCGTTGGTTTGGTAGTCAATTGCTAACAAAGTGACAGAAAACGGGTATGGTTGATCCTGTCGTAAGAATAGTTGTGTGATCGTTGAAAACTGGTCGCCGACCTGAAACGTTTTTTCGCCAGTGAAGAAGCTCAAAGCGCTGCCTATGTTGTCGCTGGCAGTACGGAAGACCGCTTCGGTCAGGTCTGATATATTCACGCCAAAATTGAGTCCAAGGCTTTCCAAATAGGCAATGGTCGCGGCGTCCAAATCGTTGGCGTTGGTGCCAAATTTAAAGCTCAGTGATTCCAACAATCTGACGGTGAAGCGATGGATTCGCTTGCGGTTGCCTACACTGGTGCCCTGTCCGGTCATCGCAACCATTGGCAGACTCTTGATGTCGCTGTTGTAGCTGAATCCAATACGAAAGTTGGTTGCTGCCGTCTGTAGCGTGATCGCGCCAGAGCTGACGGTTCTGTCTGGCTGAACGGCGGCATCGGCTAAAATGGCTACGCTTTCGCCTTCCAAATGATCCAGGGCACTGACAGCAGTAGATGCGCTGGTGCGGGTCGGTGGTTCTTCTAGGCCACTGTCTACAAAGTGGGCGTTACTCGGCAGGACTTCAGAAGCGACAAAGTAGCGCTCCAGGAATTCAACATAGCGTTTTTCAGTAACAACCCGCAGTGTGCTGACCGTGACGCTACTGGTTGATCCGCTGACTGTTACGGCGGCACCGCCGGACGATTCAGACAACTGAAAGTCGTTCGTTGCTGTTGAAACAACGTAGTAGAGCTTGTCTGCTGTAAATCCATCAATTGTCGTGCTATCAAAAACCACAGTTGTGCCGTTGGCTAGCCCGTGGCTAGATTTCGTAAATTTGTCTGTAGTCTGATTGAAGGTAATCGAAGTCAACGCTGCCGCACGTAGATGACGCTTCACGATCATGTAGAGCTGGTCGTGGGTACCACGCGGTATGCTGGCGATACTTTCAACCTTCGCCTGTGATCCGTGCGTGTCGTCGTAATGCGCACCACCTATGGTGTGGCGATGCCAAGCTCTCATCTGCAACAAATCGACATACGTCAGACCGGCTAGCCTGCCGTCGTTCCGCAAGCACCACAGCACTGAATACGGCTGGTCCTGGTACGCGGTGGCGATCAGCCCAGACTCGCTGATGTCTTCGCTTCTTAGGGTTAGATCTGCCGCGCTATATTGGTCCTGAAGTTTGTCGAAGGCCAACTCGCGCAGTTTTCGTCCGTTGTTCTGTACATATAATAGGTTGTTGCCTACCTTGGCTGGCAATGCGGTTGGATCGCACGCCCAAGCGCTGACTTTGGTAATGCTGAAGTTAAATGGTGTCAGGGTTAGGTCATCGGTGCTGCCATACAATTGATAGATGCCGCCTGAAGTCCCTATGGTCAGCCGCTGGTCTTCAGACATCCATTCGATCTGATCCACGGTGTCACTACTGATCGTCAAACTGATTGCGGCGTCTTCAAAAATTTGCTCACCCACAATACTACGGCCGCTACTGTCGCGTTGGCCCGTCTGCTGACCTAGCGGTTCCGTTGCACTAAAGTTGAAGAAGTCGGCAGTCTTGCT